GATCCGCATTGTTCGTGTTCCGTTATGGCCTGCAATGTCACACGATGATGCCGCCCAACGCGGAACGCGCGCAACTGTTTCCGCTGGATCATCCTCCTGATGCTGCTGTGCGGCACCCCCCATCGCTCAGCCAACTGGCCGACCGTGAAAATTTCCTGGTTCATTTTACCTCCATCTTTTCTGCGGTCCTGATCCGCTCCCCGATCCGGGGCTACATGAACATCTTCGCGACCCATCCGCCGGCCAACGTGATCAGAGGCTTGCAAAAGACCCTACTCAGCATTCCGATGAAGCTCTCGTCGTCCTTGGATACATTCGAGTTCTTGGCGATCATGGCCACCAGACCCGCGATCCCGATGGCATGAGCCACGCCTATCTCGGGCGCCCCAAGGGGGACTAGAAACCACCCCCACATCACTGACAGGACGTAGCCTGACCACATCACCTTCGGGACGGCGATGGCCAAGCTCAAGCCGAGGGCAATGGTGATCGCTCCGATGCCCGAGCAGACGGACAGGACGTTCATGTCGCCCGTCCCCCTTGACAGCACTCGTCAATGACCCGATGGCAGGCCGCGCATTGACTATGGCCCGCGACCCAGACCAACTGCGGCACCATGCCCTCCTCGGCCCATGCACCGCAGCGCGTGCAATAGATCTGCTCGCGCGGATCGGGCTCTGGCTCCGAGCGCTGCCCGTCGATCGCCTGCGGGCGGTTTACACGCAAATGCTTGGCGATCGGGTTTTTCATGACGCTCTCTCAAAGTGACGCGCAGCTCCAGCCACTACCGCGCGCCTGACCGGGCAAGGAGGGATGCAAACGCCCCTGGCTGGCCGGCATTCCTCAAAACGGCACGAGCCAGAGCGCCGCGACAAAAGCGCTCGAAATAGCGGCCCAGCCGATCACGTCTCCGATCGCGCGCATCAGAACGGCATCTCGTCATTGAGGTCGTCGCTGGCTGGCGCTTGCCAGTCCCGGCTCCCGCCACCGTCTCCGCCGCCGCCCGCGCTCTTTCCGTCGAGCATGGTGATCTCACCGCGATAGCGCTGGAGCACGATCTCCGTCGTGTATTTTTCCTGGCCCTGCTGGTCGGTCCACTTCCGGGTCTGCAATTGGCCCTCGAGATAGACCGAGGAGCCCTTGCGCAGATATTTCTCGGCGACGTCGGCGAGACGGTCGTTGAAGATCACGACGCGATGCCATTCCGTCTTCTCCTTCATCTCCCCGCTGGCCTTGTCCCTCCACCGCTCTGACGTGGCGATGGACATATTCACGACCCGGTCGCCTGAGTTCATTGTTCGGATCTCTGGGTCTCGGCCCAGATGGCCTATAAGAGTAACTTTATTGAGCGACGGCATTATGCTGCCTCCTTCTGGCTAATTTTGGTCCGGGTTTCGTTGTAGACGCGCTGAAGCTCGGCAAGCTGCGCGTCGGTCAAACGCTCGTACTCGGGGTCGTCTTTGAGCGCAGCGCCGTTGGCTTTCAGTGCCTCGACGGTCATCGCGCTGCGGAGGCGCTCGGACCAAGTCTGGACGGTGCCGCTGTGCGCGACCGAGCCGATCGCGTCGGCAATAGCCGATGCCTGTTCTCGTTTGGTTGGCGCCGGCGCCGGCGACAGCGCGTCATCCGGCGGGATCTCGGCGTCCGAATAAAAGAAACCGTGCAAATTCACCGCCTTTAATATTGCTCGGTCCATGGCGCGCTTTTCCGCCATCGCTACCGGATACGCGTTTTTGTTGTTTCCCGGCGCGGCCTCGCCCCAGGAGATGTACTGGATGCTGTCTTTTGCGACGGTCGCCTTGGCGATGGCTGCGCTTTTCTCCGGCCAATACTGGACATCCAGGTCCACCGTCTGGATCGCCTGCGCGCCCGCCAGAAGCTCGATGTATCTGTGCTTTATGATCCGCATGCCGGACTGCTTGTGCAGCCAGACCGCGTCTTGGATGTTGCTGCCCGGCGGGAGCAGGTCGAGCAGGCGTCGGTCGTCACTACTTAAAGGCTTGTTCATAAGCTTCCTCCCTGGTGAGCTTGATGGTCCGGCGCTTGCCGGTATTGATCAGGTCGATCCCGTGGCCGTGCGTCGAGCGCGCGTCGTCCGGCGCGAGATCCTTGAGCGCTTTGTCGGCGGCCTTGTGTTGAGCGGCGGCGTCGCGCGTGGCGATGTAGGTGCTGGCCGCGTCGGCCCAGGCATTGCTTGCGGTCATGTCCACGACGCGGTGCGGCACGGGCGGCGGCGGTGTGTCCGCCGGCGGCTCAAAATACGCCGGATCCGGCGACGTATTCTCGATGAGACAGCGATGGAAATTGCGGTACAAGCGCAGCAGCTCGCTGGCATAGCCCTCGTCGATGTCGATGATGAAGCGCGCCCACTTTGAGTTCCCGAAGAACACCGAAAGCTCGCCGGTCTTGACCTGCCGCCCAGTCGCAGCGGCGGCGCACAGGGCCTGCACGTGGATCTGCGGTGTGTAGGTCTCCAGCAAGCGCGGCTCGAACGCATCGCCAGCAGTATGCTTGAAGTCGATCACCACAAGGCTGCCGTCATCGGCATCGCGCACATCGTCTGGGTGCGCGACAAGCCAGCTATAGTCTGGGTGAGTGTATTCCTGCTCGGCGCCGACCGTGGCGAGACCTGTCTCTTGGGCATACCAGCGCCTGTTGAGGGGCTCGGTGAACAGGCCCATCTGAACGCGCAGAACGCGGCTGAGGTCTTCGCGCTCTTTCCGGCCCGTCATTTCTAGCCAAAGATCGAGCGGCCCGCCAGCGCGCAGCAGCATGTAGGCCTTGCTCGCGCCGAGCTGGAACTTTGGAAAGTTACGCCGCATCGTCGAGGCCCTCGACGATCTCGGTGGCGCGAGCGAGGAAGTCGACCGCGTCCAGCGCGGCGGCGATGTCTGCGTCGCCTTCATGCCTGGCAAAAGCTTTAACGAGTGCGACGCGCAGCGTCACAGCTCGTATCGGGGCCAGCGCGATCGGCGCGTCAAGCGGCTGCATGACGAACCCCCTCGATGGCGCGGAGGTCGGCCTCCATTTCAGCTTCGAGGATCAGCTGCTTGGCGGCTTCCCGCTCGACGTTGGATGCGGCCAAGGCAGCCGCGAACTCCTCGCGGAGCAGCCGATGATTAACCGTGATGAACTTGTCGTGGTGCATTGCGTTCCTCCCTGATGAGAGAAACTGTACCTCATAAATTGTAATTGTCCACTAAAAAATGGACAAAATTGTCAAACAGCTCGGATGATATATATGACCCGGCCTATAATTTCGATCGCGCCCCCATTCTCAAAAATAGACTGATGCGAGGGGTCGGTGCTGGCCGGCTCCAAACGACGAGGGCCGTCATTGTCGCGGTACCGCTTGAACGTAGTCTCGTTATCCCGCCGAGCCACGACCAGTGCTCTATCGACGGGAAATGTTTGAGAGAAGTCAATTACAATGATCGAGTTGTGCGGAGCCTCTCGATCCATTGAATTTCCAGAGACGCGCAGTGCAAAGAGCGTTGAAGAACTCGACGGCACCGGCACTTTTTCGCCGTTTTCCGCCGTCGCCTCAGCGAAGTCCGATGCGCTCGCCCATGACACGACAGGCACCATCTGCACTAGAGGGGGTGGCCGTGGGCTGAGGCTCTGTAAAGGCTCGGCGTCTTCGGCGGCTAGGTAAGCCTCGCTGACGTTGAAGGTAGCAGCGTAAATTTTCAATAGCGAGGCGCGAGGCCCCCGCTTGCCGCTCTCGTGCGACTGATATGTGGCATAAGGCACCCCCAACGCTTCAGCGGCGTGCTTCGCGTTGCGATACCCGGCGGCAACGCGCGCAGCCTTTAGGCGGGCTTTGAAGGTGCTCATGATGCGGGACCGTACCTCGTCCAGTTCGAATGGACAAGCGTGATGATATTTGCAGCGCAAATGTCAAAATGAAATGGACATTAAAAAAATAAGCGGTACAATTGCCCCATGGACCTGGACAATTTGATCAAACGCCTGGGCGGCGGCGCTGCAATTGCGCGGCGGCTTGGGTTGCATCGCACCGCGATAAGCCAATGGAAGCGCGCGGGGCTGCCGGACAAGGTCAGCGTTCGCGCCGCGCTTCTGCGGATGGCGGAGGAGGCGGTGATGACCGCTGAAGAGCGGTCGGCGACACGCGACTTCCTCAAGGGGCCTCTGCGATGACCTTTGCGCGCGACGACGCCTGGCAGCGAGACCTTCGCGACCGCGTCATTGTCCCGTTTTATCAGGAGAGCACGCGTGGTCGGTTCGTCTTGCTGGACGGGCCTGGGCTGGCGAGGGAACTCCAGAGGCAGCACGGTGTTGACGCGCTTCTGCAAGCGGCCGATGGCCGCGCGATCGGCATTGAGGAGAAGCTGGTCCGCTGGCCAGCGCGCGGTCACGCGTACACCAGCTTCGCCCTGGAGACGGCCTCCAATATCAACGCTGGCCGCGAGCGCGACGGGTGGATGAAGACCTCCAGCGCGGACTATCTCCTCTACGGTTTTGAGCAGCCGGTAGGGACCGTTGACGCGTACCTGATCAACTTCCCGGCTTTGCGGCGCTGGTTTGAGCCGCTGGAGGAGACGTTCGCGACGTTTGCGACGCGTGGCACGCCCGACAGCCCAAACCGGTCTGTGGGCCGCGTCGTGCCGATCGCCGATGTCATGGAGAGCGTGCCCGCATGGAAGCTCGAGCTTGGCCGAGAGGCTCAAGCGCCAGCCACGAACGGGTACAGAAAATTCGATGCCGCTGCGCATGGTCAGGAATGGGCGGGGCGCAAATGAGCGCCCGCGAGAAAGCTGCCGGCACGCGCTCCGAGATAAAGGTTCGCGACCTTCTGCCGACTGAATGGAGCGCTGTCCGCGTCGATCGCCGAGCGGGTCAGCTCGGTGCTGAAACCAGCCACGATCTTGAGGCAACGATCGCTGGTCGAACGGTCGCGATCGAGGTCAAGCGCCGGCGCGGCGGTGACAAGCAGATCCGATCATGGATGCCGCCAGCGGGCATCGTCGTGACCGACGAGCCGCGTGCCGAGCCGATCGTGCATCTGCCGATCTCGACTTTCATTGAGCTAGCAGGGGGTGGATCATGATCCACGCGATACGGGATCTGCGAGGCGTCACCGCGACCGAAAAGCTGGTTATGTTCGCGCTCGCGGCTCACCTGCCTCGCGTGTTCCCAAGCCAGAGCTTGCTGGCTGAAGAGACCGGCCTGGGTCGCCAGGCGGTGAACGCGACCATTCAGAAACTGGTCGCGCGAGGCCTGCTTATCGTGACAGCAAGGGCGGCTGGCCAGGGCAACGAATACGCGTTTTCACCCGCGATGACGGCGGCTGACCCTGTCGTCCTAGACGACACCCCCTGTCGTCCAGGGCGACACCCCCTGTCGTCTACGACGACACCCCCTGTCGTCCAGGACGACACTAAGATACAAGTTAAGATACAAGATAAGAAACAAGATAAGAAGCTCTCGTCGT